TAAGGAAGTAGACCATGCTATTCGTTAAGGACTCATTGCTCATAGCAAGCTAGCGGGTAAGGGCGGTGGTGGTATGGGTCGTGAACTCGAGGAACTGACTGAACCCAAGATTGATTGGCGGGAAGTCTTGCGTGAGTTTGTTAAGTCTACATGTAGTGCAAAAGATGCAAGTTCATGGCGACGGGTCAATCGTAGATACCTCTCGGGTGATGTGTATATGCCTACCCTAATAGGTGAACGAGTAGGTCATCTTGTGATTGGCATTGATACGAGTGGCTCGGTAGGTGGTAAGGAATTGCAAGAGTTCTTAAGCGAGGTGCAAGGTATCGCTAAGGAAGTTCATCCCGAGAAAGTCGATTTGATTTATTGGGATGGTGCGGTGGCTAGCCATGAGGAATATACATCTAACGAAGTAGATGGTATTGCAAACTCTACTAAGCCTAAAGGTGGTGGGGGCACTGACCCTACTTGCGTAATGCGTTACTTGAAAGAGAAGTGTATCAATCCCGAGGCAATCATCATGCTGACTGACGGATACATCGGAGATTGGGGAGATGAGTGGAATGCACCGATTCTATGGACTATATGTGGGGGCAACAACGCTTATGCCCCTGTGGGTAAAACGATACATGTTAAGGACTAACCTTATGGCTAAGTGCGTAGTAGCGATTGGATATAAGAACTTTATTCTCGATGCGGACAAGGGAGTTCAGCTATTGGACTTGCTTGCCGATGCTGAGATATATGAAGAGAAGTGGCATAGCGAAACTAAAGGCAATACCTACCATGTATTTGCTAATGACGGACATGCAAGTGGTAGTGGTGTGAACATGGAGTTGAAGGTGCTATCTAATAGCTTTTATCAGATGGCAAAGTTGGCGGGTAAACCATCTAACAAATGTTAGGAAATTAAGGAGAAGTGATATGAGTATTTCATCTAGTGCGGTATTGGTAGAGTTGAACATTAGCATATGGACTGCTAACAAGTTGGATAGGGGTGCAACCGATAGTGTGCTTGCCTCGAACTCAGCAAGTAGTGGGTCGGCTCAGGTGCGTAAGAACTTAATGGCAGGAACAGACAAGCGTAAGAAGATAGCTGACTACGCTGCTAGGGCTAGGCTCTACCATAATCAGACTACGCTGTCGTGGTCAGACAAAGGTGCTAGGTTACTACCCACAAGTTTGTTTATGGACTACAAAAGTAACATGAATGTGATTGAACGCAACATGACTACTATGATTAACGACTTCTATGCTAGCTATGCAGACTTGATTGACTTGTCGAAACATCATATGGGTGCGTTGTTTAATCCTAGTGACTATCCAAGTATTGATGAGTTGCGTAGCAAGTTTGGATTCCGTCTTGTGTTTAGTCCGTTACCCGAAAGCGGAGACTTCCGCTTAGATATTCCGAATGCTGACTTAAAAGAGTTGGCTGATGAATACGAGGTGGCATTCAACGATAGGCTCGGCGATGCTATGAAAGAACCATGGGAGAAGTTGCATAAGAGTCTTACCCATATCTCAGAAAAGCTAACGGACATAGAGGGCGATGACGATACTAAGAAAAGGTATCACGATACCCTGATTACAAATGCTCAAGAGTTGTGCGGTTTACTTACGCATTTGAATATCACCAAAGACCCCAAGCTAGAGCAAGCAAGACGAGAGTTGGAACAGACCATGCTTGGTGTGGACATTGAGGATATTAAAGAACACGCAAGCGTTCGTAGTGATGTGAAGTCCAAGGTCGATGCAATCTTACAAAAATTCGATTGGTAGGGGGATACATGTGGACTATTGTGGTTTCGTTCTTTGCCCTTAGCGGAGTATTGCTTTGGGCATTCCTAGGATTTGTTTTCTTTACCATTTATATAAAGGATTAGTAATGACATACGAGAATATTAAGTTTAAAGAGCATGACGATGGTGCGGGCAATAAGCTGACTCCTACTATTGAACCATTCCTAGTGGAGTTAATTGAGAAGCTAGCACTCAAGTATCCGCAATGGATATTCCAAGAGGAGCATTCTAACTTTAGCTGGTCACAAGTTAATGGTAAGTCGTTAAGGACAGACTATAAAACTACTAGCTTTAAGATAATGGATAAGCGAGAAGAGTTAGGCACTGTATATGTAGACCACTACGCTAGGGGTAAGCGTTTTGCGGTGGATAACTTCCGAGTGCAAGAGATGCGTGAGCGTGGCTCGGGCATGAAAACTATTCATCTTAACAAAGCGATGAAACATATAGATAAGTTCTTTGGTAAGAAAAATATTACAGAGAAAGTAGAAGAGGCACAGAGAATTGCTCAACAAGTTTCGTATCAAACTAATAATCAATTAAGTAGTAAGATGCACTCCGTTTGGCGGGACTTGCAACCTAAAGCAATAGACTTTCTGATAACTGAGCATTGGGAAGAGTTTTGTGCGTTTGCAAAAACAGAAGGGGGTGACTTCCCACGCAAGACTGCAGAGGCTAAAGCGAGTAGTGAGATAGATGAAGCGTTGCGTAAAGGGAATGCTTACCTTGTCTACATTGACGGATTGGATTATGCTATACAAAAGGGCGACAAGAACCCTATTACTATTAAAGCAAGTGAGGAACTTCCTGACTTTATTCGTAGAAGTGTAGGTATGCTAAAGCTATTAGAAGATAATCAAATCATTATTGATGTTGGCTTGCGTGTTAGCCCTACAATATTTGTAGTTTTAGAACCTAACATTTGTTAGGTATTTGGGGGAGGATTTATGAAGCTATTTAAACGCAAATTTAATGTAGTTGAACCTAGACCTAAAGAAAGGAAGCTACCTATGATGATTGATACTAACTCTAAGTTCGTATATACAGGCGGGTCTGATGTATTAAAAACCTTTAAGCGGTATGGGTTTGTTCCGCCTACCGAGTATCGTGATGATTACTTATTTAAGATTAACCGAGATGCTAACCGAGAGGAGAAAGATGAATGATGTGATAAAGAAAGTTAGAGGTAAAGGTGTTAAGCCTACGATGGTATATGTATCCTTACGGATAGATAAAGAAGTGTATGAGTTTTTAAATACTTACCCGAACAGAAGTGCAAAGATTCGGGAAGTGTTAGCTAATTTTATAAACAAAGAAAGAGGAATCAAAGATGAGAAAACCAAGCAAAAAGTCACAGAAGTTAAGTAACTATTTAGTAGAGAACCCAACCGCTAAGGCAAGTGCAGTCGCCAAGTTGTTTAAGGTAACTGTGCAATCCGTATATCAGCGTAAGGCTAAGCTAAAGTCGGCAGCGACTAAAGTTGCTAAGCGTGGGCGACCACGCAATGACCAGAGACCTTCAACGCTTGTGCCTAACGCAGTAATGTCAATGGCAGTATATGCTGACGATATGGTGAATCATCCACCCCACTACAAGACAGGCGGGATTGAGACGATTGACTTTATCGAAGCGAAGAACCTAGGGTATAACCTAGGTAATGTCGTTAAGTATATTAGTCGTGCTGACTACAAAGGTGACAGACTTGAGAATCTCAAGAAGGCACAATGGTATATGAATAGAGAAGTAGCACTAGCAAGTAAGAAATAAGGGAGGAAATTTACATAGCGTTTTACTAGTAGCCTTGTAGATGCGAACGTAATTCGTTTTTCAGTTAGCCCTCCCGAAGATGATTACTGCTAACTGAATTCCTTTTAAGCCTGACGAGGGGCGGGTAATCTACATACCCCCTCACTTCCTAACATTTGTTAGGATTAAAAAGATTTAATTCTCCCCCTTGACAAAGTCCAACACCATGTTAATATGGTGGCATGGCACAAACTCCCGAATCAAAAGTAAAAGCAAAAGTCGTTAAGCTAATCAAGGCTTACGGCATCTATTATTTTTTCCCCGCAACGCATGGCTTTGGTCGCTCAGGTGTGCCCGATGTTATATGTTGTGCAAATGGAAAATTCCTTGCCATAGAATGCAAGGCGGGAACTAATAAGCCTACTGCCCTACAAGAAAAAGAAATTAACGACATCCAAAAGTCGGGCGGGTTTGCGTATGTGATAAATGAAACTAACTTACATACGCTAGAGAATATATTAAGGAGCTTACTTGACGAGGATGATGACGATGGCAGATGCTAAAACAATGAACAAAGGTGTTCAGATATTACTTGAACGCATGAGCAGTAACCCTGATGAGTTTATCCCTGATATTCATGGGCGATACCCAACCAAATGGGCAGACATGCTGATGGGTATTCAGATGCGGGCGAGCAAGGATAAGGACTACAAAGATCAGTTGCCGTTCCTAAACGATTGGGAGATAGAAGCCCTATGGCGGAAGATGCACGAAATACAGGGCGAGCTGTTTGTTAAGCAGGTTATGAATATCCTGCTACAGGATGCTGATTCAAATTCAAAAGAACTATCAT